CAAAATTATCCAAAATTATCCAAAATTATCCAAAATTATCCAAAATTATCCAAAATTATCCAAAATTATCCAAAATTATCCAAAATTATCCAAAATTATCCAAAATTATCCAAAATAACGTTTTTTATTTTTAATTTTTCTTGTTTTTTTTTGTTTGACTTCCATTTACTTCCTTTCTTGGTCTTCCACGACCTCGGGTACTTTTACATTTAAATGTTTTATCACGCACATAACCCGATTTACATTTATTTACACATCTTTTTGTATTTGGATTTCTCTCTTTACCATCAGGACAACCATCTAGCAAATCCCTCACACTATCATCACGTCTTGGACTTTCTTGCACTAATATTACATCGGGTTGTTGTTCTGGACTTGCATTATCTTTTACAGCCATTTTATCTCTATTTATTCTATAACCATTTCTACTCAAATAATTATTTGATTCTAATATTCTCTCATATTCACTCAAAACATCATCTATTTCAATATGTTCTTTCATATTTGCACTTACCATTATAAATCCTAATGTTCTTATATCGGTCAAGAACCTTTTTGAGAGAACCTTATTCTCATTTTTTTTTTCAAAATTGGGTTCTAATAATGTTAACATTGATAATAATGTTAATCCTAAATTATGAACATCACATATTTTACAATATTTTTCTATAAATTCATTATGCGAACACGTTTCTATTAGTTTATATGTTTCATTTAATTCTTTCATCATTATAGACTTCAAAATAGTTGGTTCTTTTGTTACACGTTTGAAAAATACTGACTTTATACTTCCTACATCACTAGAAATATTTATTAATATTTCATTTGATAACCTTTTTGAATATCTCGCAAAATTTTTGTTTAGATTATATTTCGCACTATCAAATCTATTTTTATTTAAATATGTTGCATATATAGGAACTGACCACCACATATCTCCAGGAAAATAATCATCGTTTATTGCTTCTTTCTTCATTTTACTAAATTTTGCTAACATACCAAAATCTATCATTCTCATTGTTTGGGTTTCTTCATTATAAACTATATTTCCTTCTTTTAAATCACGATGACTTAGTTTATTATCTATTAAAAATTTTACACCTCTTATTATATTTATAAAATTTATAAACATTACTTCTATATTATCTAATGTTTCTGACCTTATCATATTATTTGATAATGTATAAACATAATCTTCCAATGATGCACCACCATTCTTCATAATTAATAAGCGAGTATCTTTTTGAAGAGCTGTATTGTTCCATTTTAAATATTTTTCATAATTATTACATTTTGCTATTTCATCTATTGTATCTTTGTTATTACTTGGAATACATTTTTCTGGATAACCTAAATAATATTTGTGTTCCGTATCTATTTTTTTTAATAAACTTAACTCTTTTAACTCATCATCAGCATCTTCTCCCTTCAATGTCTTAGAAACCTTATTTGCATAATTTATTTTTTTTGAAGACTTACATTTTAAACTTGGACTATGTACACACCCATATGTACCTTCACCAATTACCGGCATATTTATATATATATAATCTAGATATAAAATATAAAGTTATAATATATTATGATATTTAATATAGCACATAATATAATAACACAAATACCATACTACAATTATATTGTTAATTTTACTAATAAAACATTTGCTTGTAATTATTATGGTTATGCTACATCATTATTTGTGTATTATTACTTTTTTTCACATAAAAAACAATTCCTTGTCTATTTAAATACTTATGAATGCTTTTTTTCTTATTGTTTAGGTTTCTCTTATTGTCTATTTTTACATTAAATATTGTTATTTTTTTTTATATTATATTTTTGTATGAGTGATAATATGAAAAAACGCAATATTTATGTTGTATGTCAAGCAATTTTAAACACTATTCAAAATAAAGAAGAAAATTTATATTATGATATTATGTCACTTTATCGTCGTATGTCATATGACCCTCCTGAATTAGAAAATTTACATTGGCGTATGTTAGCTTCCAGTATTAATAACGCATTCTCAAAAGTTAAATATAACGACCTCTCCGGTTGGGCTAAAGATTCAGTTGATATTTTTACTGGAAAGATGGAATATTCTAAAATTAAATTCATTTCTTCTAGGCTTATTCTATAAATTATATATTTTTTTGTTAAATGTTTTTATAAAAATGTAAAGTATATTATGGGGTATGGTTACGGAGTATGGCTTGTTTTCAATCAAAACGTTTTTAAAGATAAAACTTCACATATTGGACATATTACTATTGCATGTTTTATGAAAAAAAATGAAGCTAAAAATCTGTATGATGATATTGTTCAAAATGTTAACACTAAATTTAAACTTACTACAGATGGTATTCCTGAACTTTTTTCTATTAATTTTTATGAACACGATAAAAATAATCTTTGTTCTTGGGGTTTTAATTTTAAATCAACTGATTGGCCAAAACTACAAACAATTTGCAACAAATATACGTGTGATTTCTCACATCAACCACATACTAGTGTTGAATATAACAGCAACGCTTTAACATTTAAACCATACTACATTGGTGAATCTAATTTTAAATGTAAAATTCATCTTGTTGATATACGTAGTGATTTCCCTGACGATTGGAAAATTATTGAATAAATATTATTTCACACTTTTAATAATATTTATCTAAAAATTAATTACTTTTTCTTTTTACACTTTTTCTTTTTACACTTTTCTTTTTGTGTCTTTTTACTACTTTTTTTGTTTCTTTTTTCTTTTTATGTATTTTTCTTGTGCGTTTCTTCTTTTTACCTCCAAACCAACTTTTTTTCTTACAAACTGGTTCTACGCTTCCGCTCTTCCCACATAAACCGCCACCCTTTTCACATTTTTCACTATCAATACATTCTTTAGGATATCCTTTTTTAAATTTAATATCAACTTTTTGAGCATCTTTTATTGTTCTTATCATACAGCAATTTGTTCCGGAAATTGTAGGTTCTACTTCATCTTTTGACCAAGTATTCTTTATTACATATTCGCGCATTATTTTTGAATGAGATACTACGTGAACTGGTTCAGTTGGTACTCCAAATCTACTGGAATGCCAATCCATAAATTTTTGTAAATTACCATTTTCTTGAAAACCTATGATATTTTTTTTTGCCATTACTTTATCTTCTTTGCTACAATCTGGAGATTCTAATTCATATAGACCCCCTTTTTTATTATAATGATATTTAGGAACATCTATGTCTTCAGGTTGATGAACTTCCAATATAATTTGATTAGGCATGTTATTAGCAAAAACAATGTCTCTATCTTTAATATAATTTAAAAACATTTTGAATTTCTCCACCATATGATATATTGATTTTGGATGATTACCTCTGTGAATACCCCCATCCCATTTTTCCTTCATATATGGACTTATTTTTAATGTTAATTCCTGATCAGAACCATTACTATATAATAATACTGCCGTGCACCACGTTCTATATAAACAAGATACAAAAACATTATTACTATTGTAATACTTTTCATGATTACCCTCTAGACGGGATTGCTTAATTGTTTCTTCTATTCCTCGGTTTGTTAAACCAGGTTCGTTATCTTTTTGAAATGCCTTTAAGGTGAAAATTTTAATTTGTGCTTTTCCTGCATCATCATTATTACAAGAATTTGCATGACGAGTAAATTGATATTGAAAATGAGCTTCATCAAAATCAGGACTTTCTACTCCTCGGTTTGAACTTACCATACTTTCATTACTATTCACACTATTTGTGTTTCCATAATTAGACATTATAATATTGTATATATATTACAAATAGTATTTTTAATTATAATGATGTTATGTATTATGTGTTATTTTATAAAATATTATGATTAATTATTATTTATTACTATATATGTATATAAAAATATATAATTTATATAAAAAACGTAAAATAAGTAAGGATTATAAAAAGTTCAAAAAACAAGGAAAAAAAGCCAGCACCAAAAACAAAAAAGCACAAGAATAAATGTCCAAAACGCCTTTTTTGATTAGGTTTTACAAGCTCAAAAAAAACCGATTTTCGGTTTAGATGTTAATGGTGTAATTTATATTTTTAATAATTTCATTTTACACCAACCATTTTTTTAGAAAAATCAATGAGTTTGGATTTTGGAGATTTTTATGTTGCCATATATTAAGGAAAATGGTAGAACAAAAAGCGTTAAAAAGCGTAAAAAAATACATCTGTGAAAATTGTGATGGTCAATGGAGCAGAAAGGCAGATTATGAAAGACATTTATCCACTCGTAAACATAAAATGATAGTAAATGGTAGTAATTTAGCAACAAAAAGCGAGAAAAAATATTTTTGCGAATGTGGAAAATCTTACACTCACGATAGCGGTTATTATAGGCACAAAAAAACGTGCACTTTTATAAGTGCAGAAAAAGAAAGTAATAATGATAATGGAAATGGTGGAATAGATAAAGAAATACTTTTGCAAGTAATACAAAACCAAAATAATTTACAAAATTTAGTGGTAAAAGAAATAATCCCCAAAATAGGAAACAATAATAATAATACAAATTGTAATAATACAACAAATAAATTTAATATGAATATATTCTTGAACGAAACTTGCAAAGATGCAATGCCATTGATGGACTTTATTAATAATTTAAAATTGTCAGTTGAAGATTTAGATAATACAGGTAAGGAAGGACTTGTAAAAGGATTAACTGATATAATTACAAAGGGATTAAATGATCTAGATGTCACAAAACGTCCAATTCATTGCAGCGATATAAAACGCGAAACTTTATATATTAAAGATGAGGATAAATGGATAAAAGATGATAAAGATAAGTCAATGGTATCACACGCAATAAGAAAAGTCAAACGTGATGCTGATAGATTCTTTCCCAAATGGTTGGAGCAACACCCAAATTGTTGGGATCAAGAAAGTCCTTATCATGAACAATATATGACAATGGTTACAAATCGGTTTGGAAAAGGTGAGGAAAATTTCCAAGAAAAGAATACAAAAAAGGTAATAAAAAATATAGCAAAGGAAGTAATAGTTGATAAAGAAAATATTGAAAATGAATAAATATGTTTAGTAAATAAAATATTAGTAAAATGTATATAAGAAATAATATGCAATCTTCAAGAGATAGATTACGTAAATATCATAATTATAATAACGTTTTATATTCTCATCATAGTTCTAATTATAATAGCACGTGTGATATTAGTTTATGCCCTGAAATTATTAAAGTATCTTACTCTAACCCTTTAGCAAGAAAAGTATTATTAAAACCAGATACAGGAATATCTTTAACTGAATTAAAACGTGGTGTTAATGTTGAAACAAAAACACAATCACAATATTTAAGTCATAATAAATCTTGTACTCAAACATGCGTTAAAGAAGTATACAATCCCCCAGGTGTTGAAGTTAAACATAATTCATATAATCGTTATAATAGTAGTGTAAAATCTAAAACTATTCAAAATGATGCTTAATAATTTATTATATTTCATTATTATATATACTAAATTATGCCTCCAAAAAAACGTAAATCACCAAATAATAATAAGAATCCTAATGGTGAACCTAATGGTGAACCTAATGGTGAACCTAATG